AAATTGTAGTCGTAGTTCACAATTCGTCCAACAAATAAATACTCTTGCACGTCGTCCGCGTCGTAGCGTGAAAGTCTGACTCGGCGCATAGGTGCGAGTCCTGGCTGTTCGTTTGCAGTGTCAAAAAATGGGCTGTCCTGATTCAGTGGATTAAATACGCCCGTAGTATCCAGCATTGTAAAAGACAATGAGCCAGCGCCAAACTGGTCGCCCATGTCGCGCCTACCGCGTCGACACGTCAAAGAATTTATACCGTCTAAAACTTCCGCAAATTCGGTCGTGCCGTCAAGAAAATAATCTGGACTGTTTAATAATCCTTTAGTTTCAGAGTCAAGCGTAAACGCGTCAATTAAAAAACCTGTATCTATCTCCAGCGAATAATTCCCAGAGTCAACTACTGCAACCCCTGGCATTAGTTGGCAATCACTAAATCAAGCGGACCCGAAACACGCTGATAAGCAAGCAAACTATTTACAACTGACTCGCCGATCTCGGCTGATGTAGCTAGTCCTCCAGTGACGTTAATTGTTATGTCTCCACGCGCTGCAATACGTTCGGCGTTGCCACCCATAAAGCCAGGTATTGCGCTAGGTCCTTGGTACGGTCCGCCACCGCTTACTACTGGAGTGAAACCACCGCCACCATTACCACCGCCACCGCCACTCGACACGGGAGTAGAGACGCTTGGCATAGTCGGCAAAGTAATTCCACCGATTGAGCCAGTGCCACCCTCGCGAGCAAACCCAGAACCGACTGCTGCAGGACCGCTACTGCTACCGCCACCGATCGTCGGCAAGTTCATAGTCGGTATTGCAGAAATGTCGCTAAATGGACTCAATAAATTCATTGCTTGGATAATGCGATTAACTGCACTAATCCAAGTGTTAGCAAAATACTGAAAGCCCTGCATCAATCCGTTAAGCACCCCGTTAACAATGTCTCGAAATGTCTCAAATTTGTTGTATGCGTAAATGATGCCTACGACGAGCGCTGCTACGCCTGCAGCGATTGCTGTGAAAGGATTTAGAGCCATAGCAAAATTGACTGCCATTATTGCTACTGAGATTGCCGTGATCGCTCCAGCGATAGCTAGAAACGCTTTAGGATTATTTTGTGCCCAGTCCGCGAAACGTTGCAACACTGGTAACACTGCGAGCACTACTGGGAGCAGTGCAGCTCCGATTGATTCTTGAGTTTCGTCCAGACTGTTTTTAAGTATCTTAAATTTGCCTGCTGCAGTGTCGGCTGATGCAGCTGCAGCGCCTGCAAAATTTTCTGCAAGTACTGTCATGACGGTATCTAATGTCGCGCCTTCTTTAATCATTGCTTTAATCTCTGGAGATAACGCCTGAAGCCCTTTCATGTTGCCCCCGTAAGCTTTAGCGAGCGCGTCAGAAACTTCCGAAAGTGACTTACCAGTAGCTATTGACACGTCCTGCGCAATCGTTAACGCTTTAGTAGCCTCCTCGATGTCGCGTGTACCGAGTAAAAGTGACGCAAAGGCTGGACGAAGCTCACTGTCCGCAGTACCAGTCGCACGACTAAAAGCGCCAATCATGTCCTCCGTGGCTTTAACTTGCGCGTCAGTTGCTGCGACCGTGTTAGTCATTGCTGTAGCTAGCAGAACTTGTTGCTGTTCGTCCTCGGCTGCAGCTTTAGTTGCAAGTCCTAGTGCGCCCGTTACCGCTGCAAGCGCAGCTGCTGCAGGTATCGCTGCTTTAGAAATAGCGAAATGCGCTTTTTCTCCAGTAGTTTCTAACTGCTTAAATTGCTGTATTGCTTTGTCAATGCCTTTTCCGTCAAACTCTGAAATAATCGGTATAGATAACATTTAGAGTTCTCTCTGCACTGTGCGCATTGCGTCCATGACTGCAGACTTTAGTTCTTGCTCAACGCCTCTACGCGCTTTATATACCGCAGGACCGATAAGTCGAGTGCGTCCAGGACCTACAAAGCCAAGAGAATTACTCAATCTGTTTGCGTTAGCGCGTCCAGCAGTTTCAAAGATTGCTGCAGCTGGGTCTTTTTGCTCAATCAAGATCACGCCGACCGCATTGCGTCGAGTATCAAAACGCATTTTTACTCCGTTAACTGCTTTGGTAACTGTAAACGGAAATAGTTTGCGGTCACGTTGAGTCCATTTATATTTCATGCCACTAAGCGGAAGCGCTGTATAAACGTCTCTGCCAGCTTGAACTGCTGGCTGTGCAATTTGTGTCGCTTGAGCTTTGAACTCTTTTTGTAATTGTGGGTTAATTTTGCGCAAGCCGTTAATAGTGTCCTTGACTCCGACGACTTGAATAGTTGTACTGACCGACATTGATTACCTCTTACGACTATTTAATATCGTAATGACTGTGAGCAAGTCGCGAGCGTCAAACTCGATATGGGCTGGATACCACCCTGTAGCTACTAGTAATTCTGCTAGTTGCCTTCGGTAAGTTCCAGCCCCGTAGGGTTTGGGTCTGTCTGGTCTACTGCTGTCACTTGCATATCTGGATTCTGTTCTAACCATTTACGCCAAGAGTCTGGGACTTTGTCGCCTGCAAGCTTTACCAAGTTGTAAGCCCAGCAAACTAGATCGCTGTAGCCGATTCCTTTACCGTCTGAGACGCGCCTGTTTTCGGTTTTTTCCCATTCGCAAATAACAAATAAATTAGTTGTTAGATCGCGCTCGGGTTTGCCGTCCGCTAAATCTAATTTAAGTTTGACTTTCATTGTGTCCTGTTCTCGGTCAGGTATGACCGTCTAATTATGGGGTTATGTCTCGGTTCCAGTCTCCACCATTCGCCGAGAACGATACCATCGCAAGTTCTCCAGTAGTCGAATTTATTGGAGTAAACGATTCAAGCATGCCGTCACTCAACTCCCAATATGGGTTACTGTCAGACTTCGCGCCCGAGCTCGGGTGGACAACCATTGAGAAACTGCCGTTACTGAGTAGATCGTAAAGAGTCGCTTCAATAGAGCTTGCGCCATAACTTAAATAAAGTTCAACGCTGCACGACCAGAAATTTAGTCCTGGGGTTTGCTGTTCGCCTGTGTCGCCAAAAGCTGTACTGCTGAGTGATCGTCGTCCTGTTGTAATTTGGCAAGTGTTGCCCGATGAACTGATGTCGACTGCGGAGCCCGAGCCTGTCACTGTGATAACTGCGTTACTTAGAAAAGTCATATTTACTCCTTGGTTGTAGTAATAGTTTTATCAGGTTTAATCGTGCTTAGTGTGGATATTGTTAAGACGTTCTAGCTTCAAGTCCTACCGTCAGGTCGTAGCACGGAAATTCTTGACCGCCTATTTCAAGCGTGCTGGGTCGTCCTGACATTACGACGATTGTTGAGCCGAGAACTGTTGCCACTATTGACATGATCTGTCTAAGCACTGGAAGCCCTGCAGGACCCGAGCCGACGACTTTAATCGGAAAGTCCATGCGAATTATGTTGCCGTTACCAGCTGCCGTCGTGAAGCTAGGCGCTAGTAGAAATACGCAGTTAGGGACGATCTTTGTCGGGTCATTTATAACGCGCAAGCCTGACACTGCTTCGAGCGTTGTCGTAAGATCGTCTAGCGCTTCGTTTAGTAAATCTGTGTACGCCATTAGGCAACCGAGGGACGATTGATACCGAGTAACTGTTTAACTATTGGCGTGAGCGATTGCTGGGGCGCTTGACCCATTGTGTCAAATGATGCAAACGCGTTCTCTAGTGAGCCACGCGAGCGCCATAGCGCTGCTCCGTACATTAAAGTACCGAGCGTCGCGTCGCCACCTGGAGACGTGTCGAGCTGGTCGTAATAATTTGATTCTGAACGCCTACGAAAACAGAACGCATTAGCTGCGAGAACTGATTGCTGTAGTAAAACATAGTCGTCGGTTTCCTCGTCTATTTGTACGCCTAAATATGCAAGCAAGTCTGCGTCTGCTATCCAAGTGCAAAGCAGTTCCCAAGTGATCGTCCCTGCAGCTGGAGCGCGAGTTACTGCGTCCCCAGTGCACATATACATAACTTGATTAGCTAGCGGAATGTTTGGGTCAAACATTGGAAACCCAGAGTCGCTAGTGCCTATGTAGTAATACTCTGGCAGATCGTAAACAATAAATTCGCCGTCAAATGCTCCGCCGACATCATCGACGGTAATAGTTTGACCTAATTCAAATTCGGCGTTCTCTAATGTTTGCAAAACTGCAAAGTTATTTGTTAACTGTTTGCTCTTTACGTTGTAAATTGTCATGGCGGTAAAGCCCGCCCTAACTAACCGCGTTTAACGAACTTAGTTGCGTCAATCATTACCGAAGCGAAGTATCCGCGCCATGCGATCGTGCGTGAAAGTTGTGAAGGATTCTCGATACTGATTGCGCCCTTAGGAGTTTCCCAGTTTTCAAAGCCTGATGCGTCAGCGACGATCAAGTTACCAGCTGGCAAGAAACGATCTACAACTACGCGCAAACCAAAAGCCAGCGCGTCGGTGTTGCCTGGAGTTACTGAGCCGTAGGCGTTCATCGGTCCGACTGCTGGGAATAACGGTCTGCCCGAGTCGTCCACTAATCGTCCAAGCGCTGCAAAATACGCGGGAGTCATGATGAGATGAGTCGGAAGGTTTCCGTTTGAGTTCTCAAGAATTGTGACTGCTGCTTCGTAAACGAATGCAATCCAATCTGCTGGAGAATCTGCGTCGGTAAGTGTTGCAGTTTGTGAAACACCTGCTGCAAGCGCGTCGGCTGCAACGTTGTCGGTTGTATTGGCATATACGCGAGCCATATCGTCTAACAACGCGCCGAGGACCTCGGGCGAAGTCCAGTCAATTGAAGCCTCTGAGAGACTTACATAACCGCCATAAATTCCCTTTGTAACTTGAATGTCGTCAACGATGAACTGACCTGCAGTGATCGTTGTGGATTGTGTAACTGCGCCTTGCGATACGTTCGTTGTTACTTTTGGACGAATGAACACTTTGCCAGATGTTGGCATTGCTCGCACTCCAATAGCGTCAACGATCGGACGCATGCCGACCAAGTTGTTATAAATTGGTGAAACGGTCGGGACTGGTAGCAAGCCGTCAAGAGTCGTAGTGTTTACGTCTGGAGCTGCTGCTTTGATTCCGTCAACCATTCGAGCGAAAGTTTCTCCGCCTTGACATGCTGCAACGATGTACTCTGCAGCGCTTGGCATGCGGAATTCTCGTTTTGGTTGAGCCCACAATTTTTCAACTGCGACTGCTGCTGCTTCGACTACTGGAGTTGTTTCTGTTGACATGATTATTTCCTTTGTTTCGTCCTGTTGATTATTTAACTCTATTTCGGATTCTATTTGTGGGATACTCGCAGCGACATCAGTTATCACTGAACCGCTGAACGCTGGCTGGCTGACTACCGAGAGCTCGTTGAAAGTAGCTTGCTCAATAACCATTACTCCAGCTTTGTTATAACTAAATTTTTCTACGTTTACGCCTACCGAAACCTCGGAAAGCGTGCCGTCTGACATAAGCGTTAACGCTGTATTACCTAGCTCTGTTGCTGAGACTTTTGCTGTGAACATCATTGCGTCCCCAGTATCTACGCGCTCGACTACTTGCCCGATAATCTGTGTCGGGTCGTGCTGGAGGTAAAGTTTCGGATTTCGTCCGTCTACTGGGAGCGAGCCTTTCATAAACATAACCTGCTCGCCTGATGAAACTACCGCGACCTGATTCCACTCAACTGCTACGCCACTGATTGAGCGCCTCGGAGATTCCCCGACCGAGGCAGCGTCAACCGTGATGAGATGAGAGGGACTAAATCTGATCATGATTCCGAGCCTACATTATTCATTCTGTCATTTTGTGGCATCTCTGGCATTGAGTCTCCGTCTATAAAATCGTCTAGATCAAATTCTATGTACGTCCCGTTAGGCAGAACATTATTCATGCTGAGCGTCTGGGTGATGCACTCGCCGATTTGTTTAGCGCCGAATGTCCATAAGTCCTGACGTGCCTCGACACTGTTCGTATAGGCGTAGGAGCCGACCGAAAGATTAAGCAAGTAGGCAGGTACTCCGCACGCTCGCGAAAGTTCCATTGATTGAAATTCTGCCGAGTCTATTAAAAGCATTTTGTCGGGACTGGACGTGGTTTCCACATAATGAACCTCGGGCGAAAGCGCTGCAATTTGGTTAGTCATTCGAGCCTCTTGGAAAGCAGCTGCCAGCTCTTGCAAATCAGAACTTGACATGCTCTCCGAATTTGGTTGCACCTGCAAAATTCCTGCAGCGATCGCCGACGACGCATTTCTATAACGCGCCTCCTCCAGTTTTATAGCAGTGTTTATTGTGCGCTGTGAAGCGTAAACAATGCCTTCGTTACCTGACAAAAATTGCACTACGTCGCTAGTCGGAATTTCTGCGCCGTTGAAATATAAATTGCTGGCTTGACTAAACCAAATGTTTTGAGTCTGATCAGTGCTTGTAATCATGCTGGCAGGCAGTCGAGAGAATGAAGCTGGAAAGCCGTCCGCTGTCCTACTGCTGATATACCAAAACGCCCGACCAAAACTAAAAATATCCGCGCAAGTCCACGAAAGCATGAAGTTGTTAGTTGTCGCTGGATTGATTCGGCGTAACCAAGAACGTGGAGCCAAATAATTTTTAACCATTTCTTGCTCGGCTTCGTTCCACATTTCGTTATACATTCGCAAACACATTGAGCCGATAACACTGCTAATCAATCCGAGAGATCGTGAGTACGCTGGCACGCTCATAGCGCGATTAAATAATTCGCCTTGCGTATATGTGTAATAGTCGCCGACCATAGCGCTCGCAGCACTACCGCCTGCTGCAGCTGCTAACGCTTTAGTTTTGTTTGTGCCGAAAATGCTCATGCGCTAAGTATGCCACTGCACTCGACAAGTGTGGTGAATAGGTGCTGGGCGCAACGGACCGAGAAAGCAGGTAACGCCCAGCCACCCGTACAGATATTAGCGTGAACCCACAACGATCATCGGCTTGCCACTTGATGTCGGCTTGCTGGTAAGAGCTGCAGCCCAGACCATGCAACGCGCTAACTCGATAGGTCCTGGAGAACGCTGCGAGCTCAGAGCGATACTGTTCTGTGACCTGACCGCTACTGCTCGCTGGACGTGCTCGGCAAACATTTCCTCGCCTGTATGCCACAACAATTTCTCGCCGATCATTGCGCGGACTCTTGGAGTGAACTTCAATATCTCGCCGTAGCCGACAACTATTTTTCTACGTTCTAACGCTGGTAGCCAGTGCAAGTCAATGGTCGGAGTTATTGCAAATTTGATGTTCGGATTCTTTGCTAATTCTTGTGCGCGTAAAATCATTTCGTCGTAAGTGTCGACGACAAATTCAACGGTCGCCACTGTGCGCCGATCGGGTAGCACGACGCACCGTACCGCGAAATATCTGGAGTCGTCCAAACTGGATTCGATCGCGACGGTACCTCCGTCTGGCATTGTGTCAAGGTAGTGCAGCTCCGACCAGATACCAGGCTGTATCCATGCTTTATCGGACGCGACCCAAAGATTACAACTGGCTCGCAAGAACGAAGCTCGGTCGGGGTTTTCGGATTCGGCGACAATGGTTTTAAGCGTCAAAGTTTTACCGAGTGCAGGGTTTGCGTAAGCCCACGCTTCAGGATTATCTAAAGGCGATAACTCTGGGGGTGGGCTCCATTCAGCAAAATAGAAACTGGAATTTTGTTTAGTGTCAATGGCTCGAAGTCCTTGCTCACGCCATTTAAGCATCGCGGTACTTGCCTCGGTTCCAGCTGTGGACCAAAGACTTAGCAAAGGATTTGGTTTAGCGCGTTGAGCTGGGAGTAGTCCTCCGTCAATGACCTCCCGTGAAATATCCCACATTTCGTCTGCCACAATTAGATCGCAAGACATGCCGTGACCTACCGAATGATTAGCTGCTCTAAGAAACCATTTAGAGCCGTCTCGCATAGTCACCGAGTTACGACCGTACGATCTCATCAAAGTTGCATTAAATCGTTTCTCTAAAATTGGTGCAAGATTGTCAAAGAGCATCACTGCAAGATCAAGTCTGTGCGCGGTACTAAGTACCGTCTGTTTCAGTCCGCTGATCTTAGGCATCTCAGTAAGCCACCAACCGACAAGAGCCATTAAAGCGACGGTCTTTCCGTTCTGCCTAGCGGTAGAAACTAGCGAAACTCTGTTGCAAAGATCACCACTGGAGTCGTAAAGCAGCTGCCCTTCAAGAACTCTTAACTGCCAAGCCATTAACTCAACGTCAAGATACTCCCTAGCAAATTCCCTAACTCCGTCAACGTACGACCCAGCATGCTCGGGCAACATCGTTTCGAGTCTTGGCTGATCTCTGCCAGTTACCGCTAGTCCTGGCTGGTTCGGGTCATCGGGGATAATCCTGAG